GAAAAGCGTTGGACAATGACAAAGACGTCAAGGTTGGCTTGGTCTAAGCCGCGGGCGTTATTCAGATCAAAAGTAAAATCAAGCTGACCGACTACAGCGCAAGGTGGCACGATGACGTCGGGCGTGATGTCATAGACGCGCAACCCTCTGACATCGCTGAGGTTGTTTTTGATGCCTTCGCGAACGTCGCTGATTATCACTTGACGAGACCCGTGAGCTTTCTAAAGGGAGCGATAAGAGCTTGAACATCGGGGTCTAGTTTAGCACTCAACCGCACTGTTCCTAACTCAGGCGTGCCGGCAATACCAAAAGGCGACTGGCGACGAATAAAGAGGCGAGCGGCTTGAATCTTGCAGGCCATGGAGATCTCAACCGGCACAGCAGACCAACCCCACACTCCTTGCACTCGCACAGACTGCGGCAGATTGAATGGAAAGATGTAGGCACCGACAGCTAGAAGTCTTGTGTACGGCCAGCCGCGACGCGGGTTGTTGATAGGCTCGACCATGTAATCGTCAGACGCCCAAACAGTGTCCCACGTTTGGTCGAAGTTGTCATCGGTAGCGACTTGGTTTAATGAAATAAAGTCGTCAACGTTGCAGTTGTACCAGTCCTGCGAGGTGTAATAGCGAGTTACTGGTGAGCCAGTAGAACCGTCTCTATAAAAAAAGCGGTCGCAGTAGTCGTCTATCATGCGACTAGCTGTCATGATGGCAGCCTCTAGCGCGGTGTCGTCCTGAATGTCTTCAATAGCGAGGCTATTTTTCAGGTCGGACAGGGTGCAGTATGCGTTTGTCAGTGCCACGCTGTTTCCTTTTCTTTGGTAACGGTTTGACGGCTCGCTCTAGAGCGGGTTCCGCGGTTGCTGTCTCTAGTTGTTTTCTGCTTGCCACTTGTCGTGGTGCCTTTCATCGAGCCAGTAAGACTTTTGATGCGGCAGAATGGCCGCGGTGTTGACGTAAATCGGGAAGCCAAGACTGCGGACTCTGCGGCTAAACAACAGGTCCTCACCAGTCCAAGTGCCGTTGACTGGGCCGTCCCAAAACCAACACCAATCTTTGCCTTGGTGTGGGTCTGCGGTTTCGCGCATCTTTTCTAGGACGCTGCGGTGTATGAGTAAGCAACCAGTGCCGGCTGCTTCTACTTGAAAAATAGCATTCTTGTCATACTTGTCGAGTGGCACAAAACCAGCGGGCGTGTCTTGAAAAATCGCCGGCATTGGTTTTGGGTAGACATTTTGTGCTGCGTCCATCGCCGCGAACACCAAACCACTAACTATCGGCCGTTCTTTGTCATGCGCAGTATCGCAGAGCAAGTCAAAGACTTGCACCGAGAGCTGCTCGTCGGCGTCGATGATGAGTAGCCAGTCAGACTTGGTTTCCTCAAGAAACGACTTGACGACTTTATTGCGCATCTTGCTCAAAAGCCCGGAACCTCGCACTCGAACGAGTGGGCCGAGCCTTGGATTGCGTATCGATGCCAACTGAAAAATCCGCGCCATGAACTCGCCGGTGACCATACCCGGGTCGCAAACGCCTATTGAAACTGTGTGCCCTGTTTTCATATTCTCCCCCGAGAGAGGTGCAGAGCAAGCAAGTCGGGGGAGTCCTGCTTGCTCTGCACTCTAGTTATTTAGTTGTTCGTTCGGTTAGAACGAAGGTGCGACCAAACCAGTACCGCTGATGATTGAAGCGGCTGCTGGATAACGCTCTGCTGTGAATGCGCCGTAGCCGTACACGACAGTCTTGATTGTCAAGCTGCCTGGGGCTGTTGCATCGAAGCGGAGTGAGAATGGTGCGCCTGGCTGCTCCCAAAGGTGCATTTCGCGAGCATCAACCAAGTAGATTTCGTCTTGGTTTGTTGCTGCACCGTAGGTTGTGCCTACGTTTGCATCTGTGATGATTGGGAGACCAAGTAGTTGATACCCGGTGTTTGCGTATTCAGCAACTCCGGCACCAACACCGATTGCGTTCATTTGGCCATTGGCTGTTGGAACGACTACTGGACGTCCTGCAGTGTCAGTCGCAGCAAGCAAGAATGCTAAGCGGCGTGGGTGCATAATCCAGTGAGTAGGTGTGGTGAAAACGTTGCTCTGAACTTGCTGAAGTGCATCAGCTAGCTTTGGATAGAGCAGCGCTACAGTTGGTGTTGTTGCGGTGAAGGTGATTGCGTTTCCACCGGAAGCGCGGATACCCTTCATTTGGCCATTGTTGCCGGTTCCGTTTAGAACCTGAGCATCAAGGGTTGTGTGCCATGAGCGAACAAGGTCACGAATTACGAACTCATCAACGCCGGTTCCACGCTCGATAACCTGACGGCTGAGGTCCTGTTGTCCAGCGATAGTGCGTACGTTGACGGTGAGTAGTGTATCATCAGCGTCAGTCTCAGAAACAGCGGTGTTCTGTGTTTCCTGCACTGCAGTTGATGTACCAGTGGTCATTCTTGAGATATTCAAGGTCATACCAGCTGGTGGGAGTGTCATCTTGTTTGTTGCGAAGTCAGCTGTTGGACGGCCTGCGCGAGCATAAGGCGCTGCGAGATCGACTAGGTACTGAGGTACAACGAGACCAACGAAGTTGCCTGTATCAACGTCACGACGTTCTACAGTTTCTTCCTTCATGTGGCGTGTTAGGCGCTCGTTTGCTGCGAAGTCGTTGCGTACAGACGCATTGAAAGCATCGCGAACGAATGAGTTGCCGGAATCTGGTGTGTAGGTGCGTGGTTCTGATGTTACTTTGATACCAGATGTCTTTGGTGCTGCAACAGCAGCTACCGCAGAGCGAGCTTCAGCAGCTTTTGCATCTGCTTCTGCTTGTGCGGCGAGCTTGCTGATTTTTTCATCTAGAGAGCGGGATTCAGCGACGAGGGCATCAACCTTCTCGGTTTCCTCAGCGGTCAAATCGGTGCGATTTTCAGCAGCAACTGCTTCAAGAATCGCGTCCATTTCGGCCTTCACTGCATCACGGCGCTCTACTACTTTGTCAATGTATGACATTAGCGTTTTGCTCCTTATGAGTAATGGAATCGAGGTGGTGGCGATGAGGTTCCCGGCGCCCGGTGGGGGGGTGAGAGTCTCGCTCCGACTTCGTATCTGCTAGCGGTGCCAGCAGAATGTTATTTTGTGCGCTCGATTAGCGCTTTGGCGTAACGTAGTGAATAGTTGCGTAAGCCTTCTTGTGTGCCGACTTGAGTGAGGCCGGGGTCCTCGACGAGATCTGGTGAACCGGCTTCGTCTTCCTCGTCCATTTCGTCCTCGTACTCTGAGTCCTCGACTTCAACGTTTGCGTCTAGCAAAGCTGCCATCATAGTGACGGCTTTCATGACGTACTCGTGGCCTTCAGACAAATCGTCAAACACGGTTTGCAACACCAACATCGATTCGCCGGTGATTTCGCGGCCTTCTTTTACAGCTTCAATGGCCTTGCGAAGGTGCTCGCGTGCTTCAACAGTGGTGGTCGGATAGGCAGGGTAAGTCACGACTGACACATCGCCGTCTGCAAGAGAAACTTCTGTGAGTGTGCGCTCAGACCTATCGTTGTTCCATTTCTGACGGATAACGCGGAACGCGAAGCTCATTTGGTCCACGTCGCCACGTTGAATAAGGGTGTAGAGGTCGCGAGCTTCTGTAGTGTCGGGCAGTTCTGCTTCAAAGCGAAGCCCAACCTCGTCCTCTGTTAGCAAAAGTGTGCTGTTCTTGGTGCGTGCCAATGGCAAGCCCTCGTGATTGATTAGCAAGCGGACATCTGGTGTCTCGCTGAGTGTTTTGCGGAATGCGCCCGGAGCGATGCGCTCTTTGAATGGGAGTGGGACACTGGAGTCGTGGAATACTGCAGCGTAGCCAGCAAGTTTCATCTTGCCGTCGTCCTCGCGGGTTTCAACGTTGCGAACCGTGTAGGTGCGACGTTCGATTTTCTTCATCTTGCTCCTGTCTTCCCCCTTGTTTTTGCGTGAAATCTCGCCACCCGGCTCGATTCCTTCTGAGATCGAAACCGCTACCATTTGGTCAATAGCGCCTTGCTTGCTGTCGTGGCAACCCAGTGTGGTGTAGCTGCCATCAGATTCTTGCTTTACGGTAGCCCAGCCCGAGCAATCGCTCTGCTGGTCGGAGATGAAGTAGGGCATTTTAGACCTCGTAAACGGTTTTCGGGTTGGTTGGGTCAATAGTCGCAACGCCCTGAAGTTGGCCCGAAGGAACGCCGGTGTGTTCGATTTTCGGCATTCCGACTGCTTCAAGAGCAGCCGCTGGGTCAAAACCGACCTGAATCAGGTTGGTTGCTATTTCAGCGCGAAGTTTGATTCCGACCTCTTTTGCGTCAGTAAGGTCGATGTTTTGTAGCGGTACGCGGTACTGATCTCCGTCAGTAACCGGTGACATCTCTTCAAAGGCGTGAACGTCGTTGACTGACAAGAAGCCCTCTTGCAAGCCTTTAGTGTAAGCCTCGTAACGCTCAAGCGTGGTGCCACGAAGCAAGGCATCAAGGTTGAACTTGATAAAACCATCAGACTCGGGCAGCAAAGGTGAAAGCGCTTGCTCTAGGCGCTCAAGCAAAGGACGAAGCGAGTGCTGTACGAAAGACAGGTTCTGCGCTTCAACAGATGCAAACGACATCGCGCCAGCAACGGGGTGGCCCAATAGCGAAATCGGAACACGGAACAAGCGGGCGATTTCTTC